ATGAGCGCACGGAGGCAATCAAGAACCGTCCGCGCTGGTATCAGCAAAACATAGATGCGAAGGTGTTGCGGCAAGTATTCTTCGACTTCGTAAAGTCTACACTTACCCGAGAGCAGTATGATCTTGTCCGCGCCGGAACCCCATTCATCACCGACCTTGACGGCGCCATTGCTCATTGTCTCGCTGACGGATATGATCACGGGCCTTTCATTCAAAGGTTGCTCGGAAAACGCATTCCTGCGATCATTTCATATGTGCGAGATGATCAGAAAAGAAAGGCAGATCTTGACANTCTTCTTGGGCGCGAACCAAAGGGTGAGGTAAAGACCTTTACTATCCAAGAACGTATCGCCGAACAGACGCGGAATATCATCGGGCACATTGAAGGTGAAATTGATGCGTTCGTTGCCGATGGGTGCAAGAAGAGCAAGTTCAACATTGATTCATTCCTCGTTCATCATGACGTAAAATCGCCACAAGCCAAGCTGATCGTTGAGTTTCTTGATCGGAACATCGAAGAGATTAAACTCTTGTTGGAACGTAAGGACGAACAACTCATCGAAGCGTACTCTTTCCTCACCAAATCCAAACAAAAGAAGTTCTATGACTTTCTTTGTTCGATGAAAGATGCTACACTTGATCGTATCGATAAAGTCAAGAAGACTCGTAAGAAGCGCAATCGTAAGCTCAAGTCACCGCAGCAGCAGGTCTCGGCGCTGAAGTATCTTGTCAATACCGAAGATGGCAGTTTGAAGTCGATTGATCCGGCTAACATCATCGGTGCAAGTCAAGTGTGGGTATATGATGTCAAAACTCGTTTCCTATTTGAGTATAACTCCCCTGTCGGCATGTCTGTCAAGGGATCAACACTTCAAGACTTTGATGCGGACGTTTCGTGCGCCAAGAAGGTGCGAGATCAATATACCGATCGCATCACCACTGAAGTTATGACTGGAGGGAAGGTAAAGCTACGCCGTATCATGCCTAATATCGTTGCAAAGCAAAAGGAAGTAACCGGTCGCATCAATAAAAACCAAATTATTCTGAGGGTTATCCGATGAGCTTGATTGATCTATTGACAAAGCAAAATGAAATTGAAATTTATAATCTTTTCGAAAAAGCATATCAGCAGGGCGCAGACGATTTTCGAAACCAAACCAACACAAGTACAAAACCATTTATTGATAAGCTTGTGTTGGAGTTTGAAGAGATAATGAAATGAACATCTTTTATCTAGACTCTAGACCGCATGTTGCGGCTAAAGATCATTGTGATAAGCATGTGGTCAAGATGATTCTTGAGTCTGCACAGATGTTATGTACAGCCCATCGTGAACTTGATGGTGATGTGCCTGACGTGTTCTACAAGTCTACGCACAAGAATCATCCGTCCACTATATGGGCTCGTTCAAAGGCTGGAAATTATAGGTGGCTTTATGACTTGTTTGTGTCTCTCTGCGACGAGTATACTTATCGTTACGGAAAAGTTCATCTGAGTGATAAAAAGTTTCGTGCGAGTCTCTTGAGTCACCCAAGGAATATTTCCTTCGGTGATTATATTCAGCCCCCTCAGTGTATGCCAGATGAATATAAGTGTGATGATTCTGTTACAGCATATCGAAATTACTACATGGGTGACAAGGCTTACTTTGCCAAGTGGTCAAAGCGAGACAAGCCCAATTGGTGGAATGTATGATTTTAGTAGACATGAGTCAGGTTCAGATTTCTAACTTGATGGTAGGAATGAATACATATCTCAAGGGCATGAATATTGATGAGGGTCTACTTCGCCATATGATCCTCAACAGTCTCCGTGGTTATCGTAAGCGGTTCTCTGGTGAATACGGCGAGCTAGTTCTTTGCTATGATAGTCATTCTTGGCGCAAGGATAGGTTCGCGCATTATAAGGCCTCCCGAAAGAAGTCACGGAAGGACAGTGGTCTTGACTGGAATGAAGTGTATGAGACATTCGGTAAGATCGAAAACGATTTACGTGAAACTTTCCCGTATGCTACTGTTCGCGTTGATAGAGCAGAAGCAGATGATATCATTGGCGCTCTGGTATTCGATAAGTGCCGGATCGTTGGTGGAGAGAAGGTGATGATCATCTCTGGCGACAAAGATTTTCTTCAGCTCGGTAATCGCGGCGATGTTTCTCAGTATTCGCCGGTTCAGAAGAAGTTCTTGACGTGCGAATCTCCTGTTCGATATCTCGCGGAGCATATTTGTCGTGGTGATACGAGTGATGGCATTCCGAACATTCTGTCTGATGATGACACCTTTGTCGTCGATACTAAGCGTCAGACTCCGCTGCGCCAAGCTGCTCTGGATAAACTTATATCTATCGGTGATGATCATCATGACTATTCCGATAGCGATCCGAAGCTGATCAACGAGCGAACTATTCGAAACTATTATCGTAACGCCGATTTAATCGACCTTAGCCGAACTCCTGATGATATACGAGAACACATCCTAAATACATATAGGATAGAAAGTGAGGCTGCGGAAGAGCGTGGTAGGAAGAATCTCTACACATATTTCGTGGAAAATAAACTTATCAACTTGATCGACGTGATCGACGAATTTTAGGAGTATATGGTGCCGAATTTTACTGAGAATTTACCGGAATTATTTGAAAGGATCAATAAGGCCGAAACAGAAGATGAGAAGGTCACTCTTCTTCGTGGATATAAACAGCAGACTACTTTACATACAATTTTACAGTCTGCGTATGGAAATCTAACGTGGGCATTACCGGTAGGGAGACCCCCGTTCCGTGAAAGCGAATTGCCATACGGATTCGGTGGACTATTGGATCGGGAGATCCGCAAATTTGTGTATTTCTTTAATGAGCATCCGAGGAAGATAACCAAAACCACTCAGCGAGAAAGTGTTTTCATTCAGCTTCTTGAGAATCTCCATCCATCTGAATCCGAAATTGTTCTACAAGCCAAAGAGGGTGATATAATCGGAGTATCGCATGATATTGTATATAAGGCATTTCCCGTGCTAGTTCCGCCAGCTCCAGCCATTGCCGCTGTTGAGGAGAGCAGTATCATACAGGAACCGGTCGATGAAGTAAAGACTCAGGTGAAGAAGAAGGCTCCCAAAAAACGAACTCCCAAAAAACGAACTCCCAAAAAGAAGAAGGCAAACTAATGGCCAACCGAACTACACATTTAGACGACGACAAGGATGGGTTCACTGATTATAGTATGGACCGTAAAGAATATCGCCGCAACCGTCAGAAGAAAAAGAAGACGAAGACCAAGAAAACGAATAAGAATTATACTGACAATACAAATGAAGATGACGACCTTTCCTATGAGGAGTTTTTCCGACGATGAGTGACCCCCTTCATGTTTTATTTTTTGCTCTTGGTGCGTTAGTTATTATTTCCGCAGCAGTTTCTTATCGCCGAGGATGGAGGCAAGGCGCCAATGAAGCTGGTGATGTTCTTCTCGGTAAGATTATTGATGAAGGATATATGACTAAATCACAGGTTGAATTTTTATTCGAATGTGAGGTGGAGCTTGGCGAAAATTGATGATGTTAAAGCCGATGCCCAACGTATGCTTGACGAAGAAATTGAAGATGAAATTCAACGATTGCGCAAGAGCGTGATAGGTGAGTGTGCGCTCTGTCTTGGTTATGTGACAGAGTATGATGTCACATACGGAACTTTCGGGGCAGAATGGCGTGGTGAACTTTGCTATCACGCTGTCTGCCTGTCTGGAAAGATCGCCGTGGCGTTTTAATTCAGTTTGATATTTCCTGATATTGTCCCCCCTCGGGGGACGTCCCCAATAAAAATGAAGATTTTCCCTTGACTCTCGCCATCCCGTGCTTATATTATAGGTCTTGGTGGGAAGAGGTTTTCTCCCCCAAAACCGCATGTTTCTTGGTAAACATGACTCTGAGTTCACCTTTATTTTCCCCCGAGGGGGGTTTAGGGGTTGATTCCGCTGCCTATTTTGCTATAATTTAGGTGTTGATTGAGAGTGATTAGGAGAAAATATGAGTTACAGAAGTTTGCAGGATGTCGCGGATAGCGTCAATTCGTTTGCCAAGGTTTCCGTTTCGGCGAAGGAACGGCTCGCGAAGCTGCTCGCTTCGGAGAATATTACTGTTATCCATGATGCTAAGTACGATACTGCCGCGTTCGATGTTAGGGACCGTGTTTTGTATCTTCCGGTTTGGAAAGATATGTCGGCTGATCTTTATGATCTATTCGTCGGGCATGAGACGGGACATGCGCTCTATACTCCCGATGGTGATTTTTTCGAGACTTACACCCCAGGGCAGAAAGCTTATCTCAATGTCGTCGAGGATGCTCGGATTGAGAATGGGCAGAAGAAAAAGTTTCCCGGGCTTCGTCGTCCGATGCGCGCTGGTTACTCTGGGTTAGTTGATCGTAAATTCTTCGGTGACATTGATGACGTGTCATCACTTCCGTTGATTGATCGGATTAATCTCAAAGCCAAGCTTGGTACTGCGATTGATGTTCCTTTCACCGACGATGAGCAAGCGACATTTGATCGTGTTATGTCTCTTCGATGCTCCGATAATGTCGAGCGCAATGCTGAACTCTTCGAAGAAGCTAGGTCGCTCGCGATGGAACTTTGGGAAGACGCTCGCGATGAGTCGCAGACCGATACTCATTCTGATGGTGGTCGCGGCGAGTCCGGTTCCGCTGACGATTCTGATGAATCTTCCGGTGATTCCGGTGATTCCGGTGGTGACGATTCTGATGAATCTTCCAGTGATTCCGGTGATGACGATTCCGGTGATGATTCTAATGATTCCGGTGATGATTCTAATGATTCCGGTGATGACGATTCCGATAACGAGACTTCCGGGTCTGGTGACGAGAATGGCGAGTCGGATTCTGCTTCGGATTCTGATACTGACGATTCTGGTGATTCAAACGATGCTGGCTCTTCGGGTGACGATGATTCGGATTCTGAATCTGATGACTCCGATGACTCTGCTTCCGATTCGGGTTCGAGCGACGATGATTCGAGCGACGATGATTCTGATAATGATACTTCAGACGCAGCGAGCAATGGCCTTGAAGCGAACGAAGATCCAACCTCTTTGACGCATGACTCATTCCGAGAGAATGAAAAATCACTTTCCGAGGGAAGTGATTCTGGTGATATACATCTCGTAAATCTTACGGTGACTAGTTCTTCGGATATCAATCCTTCCGATCATATCATCTATGCTCGCGAGCATGTCGAAGCTTCACTTGATACGATGGTTCATTCGATTCGATACCCTTGGGACTCGGATGACGAGGAACGGACTCCGAGTCCAGCGGCCAAGGATGAGATTGTCCAGAGTCGTCGATATCTCGATTCGGTGACGCGCAAAGGTGTTGGGGTACTCGTCAAAGAATTTGAGATGAAGAAAGCTGCGGATGCATCCAAGCGCGCGATGACGGATGCTACTGGAACTATCGATACCAACAAACTCCACTCATATAAGTGGAACGAGAATATATTCGCCAAGAATACAATCACCCCAGACGGCAAGTCTCACGGGCTTGTCATCTTCATTGACTTCTCTGGGTCGATGTCTATTAATATGGACGGTACCATTCAGCAACTCTGGTCGCTGATTGCCTTCTGCGATAGGGTGTCTATTCCATACGATGTGTATTCATTCACAAGTTCAATTTTGCAAAATCGGTCGGCCGATACTGGGAAGTTCGCGGACGCATTGAATCGAACTCTTGATCGCGTGATGAAGCGGCCGCGACACGAGCGAAGAGGTACGCTTGGTTCTGGTGGTGATGTGACGCTGATTCAACTCATTTCGTCGCGAGATAGCAAGACCATTCGATCTTGTTCGCGCGATGTTTTGGCGGGACTTCGAAGTTTTTGGTACACGCAATATAACTCGTCTGGTCACTCTGCCATATCTATACCGAATTGGTTGCAGCTTGGTGGGACTCCATTGAACGAAACTACTCTTCTCGCTTCGCGCATTGTGAACGATTTTCGTTCTGAGACGGGTGTTCAGCTTATCAATACGGTTTTCTTGACCGATGGTGCTGGCCAGCGGACATTGCAGCAACATGGTTATAATACCACGTTCGTTGCTCGCGATCCTGATACGCGACGAGAGTATATTGTAGATACCAAACGACGAGGTATGGGTGAAACTGAAGCTCTCACTAATATTCTTCGGGATCGAACGGGCTCTAATGTTGTCAACTTCTTCATCATGAATGGTGAGAATCGCAAAGCATTTGCTCAAGTTCTTGGTATCGTCGATGGGGATACACTCGCGGCTCGTCGCGAGAAGAATGTGCATATGACGATCGCTGGCATTATGGCCATTCCCACTAACAAAGAAAAGTATGATGATTACCGCAAGCGTGGTGGAGTGACGATTATCAACTCTGCTCTGGGATACGATCATCAGTACATAGTCAAGTCTGATTCGGTTGATGAGGATGCTGATCGTATGGACATCGAGGCGGG